ATTTCCTCCTCCTCGATCGCCACATCGCCGATGGTTTCGGCGATCGCCCGGCAAATGTCGTCGAACCGATCGTTATAAAGTTCGGCGTCGGCTTCGCTGTCGACAAAGCAGACCTCGATCAGGATCGCCGGCTTTTCTGTCTGGTTGAGAAAAAATAGGTCGCTGCGGTACTTCGCGCCGCGATCAATGAACATGCCAGCACTGGCGATGGCATCGGACACGATGGCGGCCGCCTCCGATTGCGTGCTGTAAAGCACCTCAGTGCCCATCGGCTTCGACGTGTCTTCATACGCGTTGAAATGCACGCTGATGTCGCCATCGCGCTCCTGCGCATTGTGAAAATCGACAATGGCGTTGAGATTCTCGTTCTGGCTGGTCGAGGTGTCATCGTGGAACGTCACCACCTCGACCTCGAGCTGGCGAAGCAGCTCCGCGACCTGGTCGACCACGCGGCGCGCTTCGTTGACTTCATCAAGAATGCCGCTGGCGCCGCGTACCAGCTTGCCGTGGCCACTGGACAGCACAAATTTCATGACATTTTTCTCCGGTGGCGGGCCGGGCGTCCCTTCCCGGCTACCGAACTGTTCACAGCGTGACCACGCTTCGGGCTTTGCCGCCACTTCAGCATTGCGGCGGGCTCCACTGCGTCACCGCCACCATCGAATGCAAATAAATGCCCATGCCGTGATGAATGCCAGCGCGGGCGCGCGCCGGTTGGTTCTTGTCGCGCAAGTCTTTCATCCATGTTTCCCACAACAGCTCGATATGCTTCTCCAGCGCTTCGTCGATGGCCTTGAACATGATCACCCGCAGCTTCTCGCGCGATGCTTCGTCCATGCAGTAGGTCGGCAGGATCGGTTGGACTGGATGCGCCAACGGATTGTACGGGTGGGTCACCTTCTGCGACAGGCTGTCACTGACGATCGCCGCCAGCGCAACAACAAACGCAAACCAGATCAGCCATCGGATCATGGCATTTCATTTCAGCAGTTCCGGCAGATCGGCGGCGGCGCCGGTGGGTAGGGCGGCAGCGGCGCGACCTGACTCTCGCCGCCGCCTACGGCCGAGGGAAACGAAGCGGCCAGCCTCCCCCGCCGACAAGGCAACCGATCAACATGAAGATCAGCCACAAAATGAACAGGACGATGATCGCCCAAATAATAATATTCAAGGCTGCAGCGATGAAGCCGGGCAGGCTGTTGGCAGCGCCGGCTGGCGGCATGAACGTCGGCGGCCAGAATGGCCCTGACGCGCCACCCAACGCCATGACCAGCAGCCGCAGCAACGCGCACACTGCGACCAGCACAACGACATAGACGAACACGTCATACCAGAATGCGAGTGACAAGCAGGCCATGGAAACCTCCTCTTTTAGGGTTTCGGTTTCGGTGCTGGTGATGGCGTTGGCGCGCCCATGCGCAGCGGTTGCATCGGCGGCAATGGCGGCGCTTTCGTTTGCGCCGCCGCCTGGTTCTGCGGCTGTTGATTCTGCTCGACCACGTCGACGTGCGTGCCGTGCGGCACGTTCAACGTGACATTTCCGGGCGTCGGAGCCTTTCCCGGAATGCCCGTTCCGCGGTGCGCCATCGCGCCCGTCGACGCTGTCCATGCATCAATCAAATTTCGCGACACGTTGCACGACCACGCCCAGGATTCTCTTTCGGTGGCGTAGGTCACCGGCGTAATTTGGCGGGTCGGTGCCTCGGGGTAATCGGCAACGAACTCCGGCGGCAAGTCTGCGGGCGGGGTGATGGTGCGTTGCTCCGGCGCGCGCTGCTCCGGCGCGGGCGGTGTGGTCTTGTCGGCCATGATCATCTCCGTTTTTCAAGTCGCTCGAGCCGCTCGAGGATTGCGTCCAGCGGGTTCGGTGGCGTCGGTATTGTGTTCGGTGCCGGCGGCGCTGCGATTGGCTCGCGCATCTCAACTTTGCCGTTGATGTAGCGGGCGCGCGACTGGTTTTCGATCAGCGCGCGATAGACTTCTGCGCTGATTTCAACGGCCTCACGCGGCACCTTCGGATTGCTTTTGCCGTCCTCGCCAGGAGGAAAAATGTCGGACGGATAGAAGCCGCGCGGCTCGCCGTTTTTGCCCAGCACGGCGCGATAGGTCACATCGTTCATGTCAGACCCCTATGGCCATCCAGAAGTACGGGCTGTCGTGATGGTTGACCAAGCCACCGTTGACGATGCTGCGAATTGCGCCAACGAAGTAAGCGTTGGTGAAATCGCTGCGCACGTGGAAGGTCAGCGCCTGAGTGTAATCAGGGCTATTAAAGACGCTGCCGACGATCGACCAGACGCCGCTTGGAAACACCGTCGGGAAATACACAACCTGATCGTCCACCGCGCCGCCAACCGAACCCCACTGCAGGATCACGCCATTCGGAAATTTGATGTAGCCGCTGCCGGCCAATCCGGTCTTGACCGAGCTGCCGTCCCAAATCGTCTGGAACGACGCGCCTGCGCTCGAGTGCTGCAGTATCCCGTTGCCAGTATTGTAGCTGAAACGAACGCCGTAGCCGTTGATGTCAGCATAGCCGCCATTCGCCCAAAAGATTCCGTTCTGCCGAAATTGAAATGGATTCTGATACTGCGTGATACCCTGACCGGCCGTTGTTTTGTCGCCCATCCAAACATTAAGTTGGCCTGCGTTTGCATCGAACGACAGCAACCCAGCAAAGTTCGTCGTGGTGGCGATCCAGGCGCCGCCGGCGTTCAAATAATTGTTGAACGCCAGATTGTTGCCAGACCAGGTGCTGGTGAAAAGCTGGTTGTTGGCAGCGTTTGCCGGCACCGCGCCAGCGCCGACCGAGAGCGCACCGGTCATCACGTCGCCGGTCACCCTGACGTAGACGCCGTTTGGAATGATCAGGTTGTTCGAGCCGTCGACCGTGAACGGGTTGCCGTAGCGCAGCGAGATATTGCCGCTGATGATCTGCAGCGGATAGGACGCGGTGCCCGCTGGGCCCGGCACGCCTTGGATGCCTTGCGGTCCAGTTGGCCCGGCTGGCCCGGCCGGCCCTGCAGGCCCGACTGGCCCCGTCGGACCTGGAGGCCCTCCCGGTGTGCCGGCAGGACCGGTTGGCCCAGGCGGACCGTCGACGCCGGGAGGCCCCTGCGGCCCAACTGGCCCATCGATGCCCTGCGGCCCGGTTGCCCCGGCAGGACCACTCACACCCTGCGGCCCTTGCGCGCCGGTTGGTCCCGGCGGCCCCTCCGGCCCGCCCGGCGTGCCTTGCGGACCTTGCGGCCCGGCTGGTCCCTGCTGGCCGGGCTGGCCGGCGACGGTGACCGACCATGAGGCAAAGGTGCCGGTGCCGTAGATCAGGTCGACGTTGATGATCAGCTGCTGATCGGTGAACGAAGTGACCGGCCCTTCCATCCAGTGATTGATGTCGGCCGACGCGCGCACGCGGATGCCCGGCTGAAAGCCGAGTCCGAATTGCTGCATGATCAGGCCCTTGCTGCCGAGCCCGATGTCGATCGACGTGATCGAGGTGCCGGCGATGATCGGCCCGGCTGGCGCGAGCGGCGCGCAGGCGATAACGGCGACGCCGCTCACGCCTTCAATCGCGCTGGTTATGCTGGTGATGGCCATTTGGTGACCCCTTCAACGATCGTCAGGTCCATGTCGATGACTCTGCGCGCGTACTGATCGTCACGGCCGACCACGTCGGCGACGTAGTCACCAGCGCGTTTTGACCTCATCACCTCCGACCTGATGCTGAAGATCAAGTAACCGTAATTCGGCGCGGCGCCGACCGACAGCGAGCCGTCGGCGGTGGTTGCGCTGATGATCACTTCGTGGTCATCGCGCGAGCGGCGCACTTCCATTTCGAAGGTGATGCCGCGCAAGTCGGTCTGCGGCGCAGCCGGGTCTTCCGGGTCCATACCGGTCGGCGGCGACACGTATTTGAGCGCGTCGATCCAGTCTTCGTTGTTGCCGGTTTGCACCGACATCTGCACGAACGGAAGCGCAAGCAGATTGCTCATGGGCTAGGTGCCGTAATAGACGCTGCTGCTATCGGACTGGCCGGGCTGGTTGCCAGGCAAGAAATCTTGCGGGCCGTTGGTGAGCAGCACCGAATTGGCGACGATGTTGAAGTGCGGCCCGCTGGCGCCACCGGTGAAGCCGGCAAAGCCGTAATCGACTTCGCCGTAGGCGTTGAACAGATCGATGAACGCCCGCGAAAAATTGATGCCGTGCGTGTTGGTCAGTGAGAACCACGCCGGCAAGTGAACATCGCCGCCCATCGAGCTGAGGAAGGCCGAGGCCTGCGAGTAGGTGTGGAAATATCCGTAGAGCCAGGCCGCGCCGTTGAAGGTGGCGACGTGAGCGCCGATCGTGCCAAGCCCGGACCAGTTGCAGTTGTTGATCCGGATCGTCGCGTTGGCGAAACATTGCACGACGTGATTGTTGTCTGATTGGTTTGAGAACGTCACGCCGGCGCAAGTGACATCGGTGCCGGAGCCGCTGATGGCGATGCACGACGGATATGAGGTTTGGGCGTTGGTTGAGCCCATCAAGATGTATGAGCTTGGGTTGTTGTCGTCGCCCTTGATGACAATGCTGCCCGGCAGATTGCTGATTTCAATCGAGCAATTTCCCGATAGCGAGTTGTTGCCGGGACCGCTGTAGGTGCCCGGAATTCCAAGCTGCAGCACCACGGTGCGGCCAGAGATTAGAAAGCTGCGCCTGACGTATTCGACTGCGGCCTGAATGTGCAGGAAGGCGTGCGCCGCGTCGTTTTGCGAGCCGTCGTTGGCGTCGTTGCCGTCGGTGCGAATGTAGAGCGTCAGGTCGGCGGTCAGCTTCATGTAAACTTGCGACCGCACCATGTGCATCATCTGCCAGTAGTTGATATTCCACTCGAGCAGGATGCATTCGCCGGGAATCAGGTCCTTGCTTTGCAGCGGCTGTCCGTCGTTCCGCAACAGGTTGTAGTTGCCCGTAGCGTTGATCGAAATCAAAACACCGCCGGTGTTGGCATAGGCGACACGCACCAGGATCAGGTCGCCGTTGTTGAACGTCGTGATCGCTGGCGAAAAATTTGCGACCAGCGCGTTCGGGCTGCCGGTGTCTTGAACGTAGGGAATGTGGATCGTGTAGGTGTTGGTCGTGATGGTGTTGGAGTTGAAGCCCTGGAAGTTCACCATTTGGAATTTGGTGCCGTCATCCACGAGCAGCGCGATCATGCCGGCGCGCAAATCGTTGGGCTGCAGCTGGGCGCCATCGGCGCGCACCACCGGACGGTTGCCGACCGAATTGACATTGATGGTTGTCGGACCGGTGTTGTTGTGCGCCACCAGCACGCGCAGCGGCATGCCCTGCGAATAGGAATTCAGCGGCGGATCGAGCGCGACCGACATGGCGTTGGCGGCGCCGCTGTCAACGCAGAAATTGATGAACTGCCGGCGTGCGGCGTACGTCAGTTGATTGAGTTCGGTGTCGGCGGGGGCAATGCCCGACTTCTCGATCAGCTCGACGATTTCCCGCTGCGGATGCTCCACCGCCTGCGCCGGGATGATCGACCCTTGGCGCGCGATTGTCGGATCGCCGTTGACGTAAGGATCATCAGCGCCGGGTGAGCCATACGGTGGTTGATATTTCATGTTGAGTCCTCGCTACGGTGTTCCAGCCATCGGGTCGCCGGGAATGTATCCCGAGTAGTCGAAAACGATTTCGGTGTGCGCGGGCTTCCATCGCCGCAGGATGCATTCGAGGTCTTCGGCAAACCCGATGCGCAGATGCGGATCGACGCCGCACTCGCTTTGCGTGACGCGAAACCAATGCAGCGGCGCGTCGTGAACGTGGACCTTCCAGTAAAACCGCAGCTCCGGCGGACCGAGCTGCCAGCGCGGCAAGCCCATTTCGTCGAGCTGGCCGCCGCATTTGCTGATGCCGCACATGTACGGCGCCAGCTCGCTGATTTCGATCGTGTAGCCGAGCAGCGCCGAGATTTCGATGAACCATGCGCGCGACTGCGCGCCGATCATCGTGTAGCGCAGCATCAGCATCGTGCGGCGAGCGGTCAGCGTCTGCTCAGTGGTCCAGCACGGATCGGGCAAGCCCCATGCCCGCTCCCACCAGTCGAGCATCTCAGCCGTGATGCGCGGATCGCTTTCGACCTCGAGCAGCTCGCCAGCGCGGTTGTCGACCGAGCCCCAATATTGCGCGAGCCCGTTGCAGACGCGCTCGAGCGTCGAGCCGATCGTTCGCGGCCAAGCCTGACCCTGCGGCAACAGGCTGAGAAACGCTTGCGCGTAATCGTCGCCCGAGCGTCGGATATGCCGATCGCGATCAACTGGCGCTGGCATCGAAGGCGACTGTGTAGACGACGTCACCTAAGACAGCGAGGTGACCGGGTGATTGCATCACGTCATCATCAACGACTCGCAGATCGAACGAAGTGACGCCGGGCGCTTCCATGATCGCGTGGTATTTCCAGGCCGCGAACACGGTGCCGCCCGGCTCGCTGCGCGTTCGCAGCATGTCCTCCAGGCTGGCCTGAATGCCGGCGCGAATCGAAGTCGAGTCGGGGGTCAGGTTTTCGATGTAGACATCGACCCGCTGCGGGATCGGCGCGGCGACAAAGAAGTCTTTGACCGCAACCGGCCGCACCGTGTTGAGATATTCGGTCACGGTCTGCACATCGAACGCGGTCGGGAAGCCGGCATTCGACGCGCGCAAATCGTCCATCATGAATCGCGTCGTGACCGTGCCGATGCCCATCTCGAGCGGGCCGCACCACGCGCGGGTGACGCCGGGCACGGCCAAAACCCAAGCCTCGTAATCGTGGGCGGCGCCGCCCATCGGCGGCTGGCGAATTCTCCGGAGCACCCGTTCGCGCAGCTGATCGTCGGTTTCGGTATCGGTGCCGCCGTCCAGGCTCACCACCGTGGCGCCGGTCAGGCCGTCGAGGTCAGACGATAGCGCCACGCCGGGCAGCAAATTGCCGGCGCTGCCGGGATCGAGCGCACGGATCGGGCCTTCGGTCGCAGTGTCACCGATGATGATGTCGGCCGTAGTCTCAAAGGCTTGGTCTTGTGCGTTGAGCTGCGTGCCGGTCGGGACGGTCAGCAGCGGCGTACCCTCAAACGACGCGGTGCCACTGGCCAGCGTCGCCACCTTGCGGCCGGTGGTGGCGTCGGCGTTGGTCAGCCAGATGTCGCCATGCCGATCGAGCCACTCGGCCTCCGCTAAATCCGGCATGAGCTGCCTGGACAACCAGTCAACATATTGCAGCGTCAGATGGCACAACGCCCCCTGATTATCGGACAGGACACGCAGCACGCTGTTCGGAACCGACGCGTCGGCGCCGGGCAGGCTGCCGCGAATGGCATCGCGGACAAGGCTTCGCACCTCCCGCAAAGTCGGGGTGTTCCAAGGCATTTCGATTTTCCGGGGTTAGTACAGCAGCGTCAGGATGACGATAAACACTGCGATCAGAATGATGCCGGTGACCATGACGATGATCATCGCTTCGCGGTCAGTCGGCATGCGTCACTCGACAATGTCCGCCCACAAGATTTGGTAGCGCAGATCAACCGCCAGCGTCGGGCCGCGGTAGAGCTGGATCAATGCATCGATGCGTTGCCGGTCGACGCGCTGAACCTGAACGCTCATGCGCGACGCGGCCTTCAGATCGATGAACGGCTGAATCGCTTCGCGGATGTAGTGCTCGATGCGCACCAGCGTCGAGCCTTCGAACGCCTCCGGGCCGGTGATCTTGGCGCGTCGCAACAGCCACAGCCGCGTGCCGATCGGCCAGCCGCGCCAGATTTCTTCGGCGTCGAGGTCGCCCCACCAGCCGCGCCGATCGGTCGAATCCGGATCGGGAAGCACGTCATTGCGATCGGCCAGGCGGTCGGTGCCGAGCGCGACAATCACCGAGGTGGCCAGCGATTCAGTATCGTCGAGCGTGCCGTCGCCGCGCAGCAACCAATCGACCGACACCTCGGTCTGATAGGGAAACTCGCCCTGCTGAACCAGCCGGATGTCAGTCATGTCATCGCGCCGAAACAGTTAGTTTGCCGCTTGCGTAGTTGAAATAGACCCGCTGACCAGCCGCAGCGTTGTGCAGAGCTTGCAGCAAAAACCCCCTCGGGTTGCCACCGTTCGCGCCGACCGCTCCAACGCTACCAAGGTTGAATGTCGGCAAACCAATTGTTGGCGCAATCCGCATCGTCGCCGGGTGATAGACCGGCTGCATCAAATAGGCGGCCGACGGACCGGCCGACACGGCGTCGGCAAAAATCCAGGTCGGGTTGGTGTCCGCCCAATAGTACCGCTGCGCCAGCAGCAACTCCTGCTCCACCGGACGCTGGATGAAACTTGCTCGCGCCTGCGGTGGCGCTTCATTGCCCGGCAGCACCATCAAACCGCTGATGTAGAACACGTTATTGAGCGTCGCGAGGAAATTGGTCTGACCGCTGGCGCCCAAATAGTTTGCGCCGAGCCAGGTGTTGAGCGTCGGCGCCGCGTAGGTCGTGCCGATGCCGGCGCAGAACCACAGATATGCGGACCAGTTATTATCGAGCGGCCAAGTGCCAGTCACGTCGCCGGGGACCGTGATCGTTTTATATTCCCAAGTGTTGGCTGCGTTGACGGTGAACGTCGCGACATAGGATCGATTGGCGGCGGCATTTCTCACAACAAACGCGGCCGTGCCTGTGATCGACGCATAAACCCAAAACGCCACCGTGACCGGCTGCGCGTTCGCGACGCCATACTGCAAGCGCATCCAGCGATAGCCTTCGATGTTTGTGCCGAGCAAGGCATAACCGCCAGCAGCAAACGTGATGGCTGCTCCTGCCCTCAGAAAGACCGAGCCTGGAATGCCGACTGGCCCGGATGTCTGTTGCAGGATGTCAATCTTGTTGGCTGTGCCAGCCGTGACTCCTGTCCAGCCATCGCAAATATAGCCGCCAGTGTCGATTGCAGTTGAAAAGCCTTCTGCTCCTTGATTGAGGACAGCCGAACCGTTGGTCTGCAGGCCGTAGTAACCCAGCGCATCGAACGGCGCGGCGTACACATTCTTGCGCGCTTGCTCTTGCTGCGCGGTGGTCAGTGATTGCGCGGTCCCGTAGCCGACCGCGCCGAGCGTTGTCAGTTGTGCCGCCGCATCAGGATCATCAAGCACGGCGCGACCGGCAGCGGTCGCGACGGATGAGTCCAACATCCAACTCGCACCGCCACCGGAAACAACAATGTCGCCCTTGTCACCATCAGCGGTGATGACATTGCTGCCCTGCTCCCAGCCGTAGCCGTTCCAGACAAAACTGGCCGGGCCGGAAGTGTAGGTCTGACCAACGGTCGGCGAGCTTGGAAAATCGAACGCCATCGCTACAGCATCTTGTTGACGACGTTTTCGACCACGGTTTGCAATGTCGCGTCGCTGATCGCCGAGCCGTCCTGCTGCACTTGCGCATCCATCACCACGGCCGGCGCAATGCGGGCGGCGGCCACGTCGGGCGCGGCCAGCGTGTCGCTCGCCCATCGCAGCCGCGTGTTGTGCGCCGGCGTCGATGACGCCTCGTCGGTGATGTACGTCGCATATTTCAGGCAGGCGCATTTGATTCGGCCCTGAAACTCCATGTCCTTCATCAGATCAGCAGAAGCGGCGTAGTCGAGCGGCATGGTTCACCCTTCAGTGTCTGGCGGCCTCAAGCGCGGCAACTCGCGCCCGCAAGTCCTTCACCTCTTGCAGCAGCAGCGGCACGAACTTGCTGTAGTCGAGCATCCACGGGCTTTCGCTCTCGCCGTCCGGACTTTTGCGCGGCGGTTCAACGGCGCGCGGCAGCACTTCGTTGACCTCTTGCGCCATCAAGCCGTAGTCCCAAACGTCGGGGTGTTCTTTCCAGTTGTGATGGACCGGGTTTAGTGCGTCGATCAGCGGACCGGCATCAAACGGCTGCGCGTTGTCCTTGAGCCGCAAATCGCTGGCAGTTGCGTATGTAATTCCAGTGCCATTGCCAGCGATGTAGCCAAGCTGGCTGCCCGATGAACCAAGAAACATAGTGTAGATCGCTAGGCCGCCCTGGATGTCGTGAAACGACATGCCGGCCTGACTGGATGCGCTGTCCCACCTGGTCGTGACCGAACCAGCCCATGATGGCGCGGGACCAAAGTTCGCGTAGTTTGCGCGATACGCGCCGAGACTAGTGTTGATCGTCGTGGTGACCTCGATCAAACCACCGCCGTAGAAATTGGCGCCTTGCGCACGAACGTGCCCGTTGAAATTGAAATAAGTGCCGTCCCACTGTAGGTAGCGGGCGCCGCTGGCCATGTAGAGTACGTTGCCATTGACCGTCAGAGTGCCAGTTAACGTCGCGGCGGCATTCGTGCGATTGATCGAGAGCGGCGCGTCAATCAAATTTCCATTGTCAGCGCAACGATTGATCGCGAAATGCGACCCGGCATTGCTGCCGCTCTCGGCGTTGCCGTCGCCAAGATCAATCCGCCAACGATAAGTGCCGTTGGTAAGACCGGCGATCAGATTGTATTGCCCGCTCGCTGCTTTGTTGAGCGTCAGCGTCGGTTGCGTGTTGCTGATTTGCAGATTGCCGGTCATCGTGTCACCGGCCTTGGCGACCCTGCTGTTGGCCAAGTTGGCATCGCCGGCATCGACATAGCTTTCGAACGCGATGTTGTACGTCACATTGTTGGTGCGATGAATCAATTTGCCGCCGGTGGTCGAAATCAGATCACCGTTGACCGGAGTGGTCGGCGCGTTGCCTTGCCCCAAATTGAGCGGCGCGGCACTCGTTGTGCTTGCCGGCAGATTCAATTTTCCGGTCAGCGTCCCGCCGGTCAGGTTGAGCTTCAGCGCGTCCTGGGCGTCCACATAGGTTTTTGTAACGCTGTTGCCGGCGACCTGGACCCACTGCGATGAATTGGCGTCGGTATAGTAAATCCACAGAACGCCGCTGTCCGACTCCCACCACAGCTGCCCCGCCGTAGGGCTACCGGGCGGCGT